GTCTATAAGCTATTACATTAGCATTAACTAATATATTAACGCACTTGCATTGTATATTGTAAGGTAAGACCTAGAAAGCCGAGATTTTCTGAAAAAAGCTTTGTTCTCCAACTACATAGGCCGCCGTGCCGTCACCTTGGCCTAGGCAAGCGCAAACCCTACCGATTTTCCGATTTTTTCATCCCACATTACATTTTTGTAATGTAATAAATTCTAGGTTGCCTTATTCTCGCCACAATTAGCCTGTAAAAGAATCTGCATCGGTCAAATCGATGGCCTATTTTATGGAGGGATTAAAATGTTTCACCTGGTAAATATCGCCTTGGGCTGCATGGTCGTCGGTCTCATGGTGGCATGGTTTCATCTGATCTTGATCGCGCCGTGGGGCTGACATGCAAGAAAATCTATTGCACGATGCGGGCATTTGCGCTTTCTTTCTGGCGCTGTTCGTTTGGCTTCTAGTCTTTTGATCGGGGAGGATCACACCATGGATAGCGCAATCAAAACTAATCGCCTTTTTCCGGCGTATACTCTGGCAGAATTGGAAGCTTTCGCGGCGCAAGGCAAGGCAAACCCTGCCATGCTTGGTGAAATAGAGGCGCGCAAATCTGGCGCCAGCAAGCCTCTTGTTGTGCCGCAAATTAAGCCTTTATCTGCGCGCGGCTAGGGTTAGCTTCGGCGATGGCAGGCTTGCTTGCCATCTTCCAAGCCAATCAGGGCTTGACCACAAAAGGGAGTGCCACAAATGCCTAATTACCCTTCAGCCATTCCGCACCCTTGGATTGGCGATGATTTGCTTGCGGATGCGTACCGGCGGGGCTGGAGCCATGGCCACGGGATAGCCTGCCATAACGTGCCGGATATTGGCGCGCGACTTTGGGTTGATGATTGGGGCCGGGTAATAACTGTTGATGAGGATAATATACGCGAGGTTCACCAAAGCCTAAGTTTTTCGGCAGAAGCTAACTCGCGCAGCTATTCACCATTTGAGTTTACGGCGCATGAGTTTAACGAAAGCGAGTTTCATGAGGATTTATGGTCCGCTTTTGAGTCTGGAACCTCAGACGCCATTTTCGCGGATTTGGCGGAATATACTGATGAGGATTACGGAATTGAGGTGGCAGAATAGGCCGGGGCTGATTTGGGCGATGGCAGGCTTGCTTGCCATCTTCCAAGCCAATCGGGGCTTGAGTGAGAGAGGAACAGGGTAATGGAAAGCTTATTCGAACAATTCGCTGGCGCAGACTTGGACCGTTTGGCCGAGTGCATCAAGGCGATACGCAAGGCAGGCTTGCAGACAAGCAAACACACGCAAGCTGGGGTCAACCAATCCAATGGAAATGTCTGGGTTTGGGATGAAGATTGGGTGGGTTCTGTTTTTTGTTCTATCGGCTTCGATCTTTATTGGTGCCACACGTGCAATGAGTGTGGGGAAGAATACCTTTTCACTGACTATGACATGATGGCGGAATACATCGAAAAGCATGACGGCCAGTGCGAGGCTTGCGTTGACGTTAAGGCGGATGCGTGACTAGGCAAGGGCCGCAAGGCCCTCGCCCTCACAAGGCGCCCATGGGGCACCCTGTGACGGCGACAATGCCGAACATGAGAGGGAAAGAACCATGCCTTTATTCGTTGTGTATCTAGAATATGGCCGCACCATCACCATGCGCGCGACGCTGGAGATAGACGCCGCCGACGAGGCAGAGGCCAAGGAGCGCGCGTTTGAAAAACATTACGAAGGCGAAGCGTATTTTGAAGAAGTACCCTATTCTTATGACGACGGCGATATCGAAGCCACGGCGCGCTTGGCAAAGGAAGCCTAAGCCATGACGCGCATATACCTAGTCTATTCCGACGACGAGAACGGGGACGATATGAGCCTTGTAGTGGAGGCGCATAGCCCTGCCGATGCGGTGCGCCTATGGCGCAACGATTGGGGCCTGACCACGGACGTGAAGCCCGGCGCCGTGTTTGAGATGCCAGACCGGACAGGGCGCCCGGCGGTGCATCAATGGCCTACCCTAGACAGGGGCGACCGCAGCCAATGGTGAAGAAAATTGGCCTATTTTGGTATCTGGTAAACGCCCCCGGCGGGGCGTTCCATGGCATCCCATGGCCAACCAAGGCCGACGCTGACGAGATACTGCGCGCCGTGCTGGCGCAAACAGAAAAGGAATTTTAACTGATGGCCTACTCCAAAATAAACCCCGCCTGGGGCTGCATGATGCAACAAAAAGAAAAGCACGCCGAGCGAGAGCGCCGCGAAACCGAAACGGCGAGGGCTTCCGCAATTAAGGCAGAAAACTCCAACGTCACATGGGGCGAAGCATTGCGACAAGCAACAGGGAAAGAAGTGCGTGACAAGGCCGCGCCATGCTAACCCTAATCCTGCGGGCGCTTTGCCTGCTCATCGCGAGGAAAACCATCAGATGAAAGCCGACGAAAAGAAGGCCATACAATACGCGCGCTGGCTGGCCGAGCGCGACAAGATACCGCTACCTGAAGCCGTTTCGATCAGTATCGAATGGGCGGAGCCTCGTATGCGGTCAGGCATCAGGCTGGCGCGGATCAAGGCGGTGACGTTTGACGGCGACCACTACGCCGTAACGGTCAAGCTGCCGGGCTGGAATTACGACCCAAGCCCTGTGGAAGGGCCGCTGGCCGGGGAGCCGTGAGGCAGATGCTCAACCCGGCCAGCGGTGCGCGGCTAGTCGGGAGGGAAAGCCACCGCGCACAAAAACACGTTACACACAACCGAAGAGGGATGCAAATGGAATTTATCGATTGGGCGCGGCTGGCGCTGGCTGGCTTGCTGCTGGGGGCTATCGGCCTGCTGCTGTACACGTTTTGGACCGCGTTAAGGGACTCGGACTATGATCACTGACCCCATGCCCTTCCGATCTCTGCGGGCGCTAGTGGCCAGCATCCAGACGCATGAGGAGATGCTGCGCCTGGCGCCGGCAGAGAGTGAAGAACGCTGGCGCTTGAACCGCGCCCTAGCGGCGCTGGGCCGGCAGCTAGACGAGGCCGAGAAGGTATGGAAGGCGCACCATGCCAAAGCCTGACAATCGGCTACCCAAGGGCATCGCTGCCGCTCATGTAGACTATATCGCGCACGAGCGGCGCAAGGGCACGACATGGGAGGCGATTAGCCGCACCGTGGGGGTGTCGGCTAAGACGCTGTCGACGTGGTGGGCCAAGCGCGGGGCATACAGCCCCTACCACAAAAGCCCCACGCGAGAGCGCGAGGCCAAGGGCTACACGCCGCGCAAATGCCTTCGGTGTCAAATAATGTTTGACAGTAGTGGGCCGGGTAATAGATTATGCAGCCGCTGCCGCACGGCAGACTAGGAGGGAAGAGGGAAAATGAATAAGTCGGAGATACTAAAGCTGGCGCTGGACAAGGCGACCAGCCCACAGGAAGCCATGGCGCTGGCGCGTGATATGGCGGCGTTCCTTGGGGACGAGCCTGCGCCTGCGCCTGCGCTGCCGCTGCTGCCTGCGCCTATTGCGGCAAACGGGCGCCGGGCTTGGTACGCGGAAAACATCGCGGAATTGATTGACCTTTACACAGGCGGGAAGACCCCCGCGGAAATCGCCCAAATATTGGGCCGCACAACCAAAGCTATCCACATTGCGCTAGACCGGATTGAACGCGGGGTGCCGTTTGGCACAAGGAGGGCAGGCGAATGAACGACCTAACGCTCGACGGGCTACGCAAGCGCGTGGCCGAACTGGAGCAGGCGCACATGGCGCAGGCGCAGATCGCCTGGCACCACTACCAGCGGGCGCAGGCGGCAGAGGCCCGGCTGGTGCTGCTGCAACGGGTGGCAGAAGCGGCGTATCACAACCTGCTGGACACCTATCAAGTCGACTTGGTGGGTCGACCGGTGCCGTTCAATCTGGACGGTTTAGACCCTACTGAGATGCCCGCCGTTGAACGCTGGGTGTATGAGGCGCTGCTGGCGCTGAGGGACGCCAAGCCATGAAGACCTTTTTGGAGCGATTGCAAGACAATCTGGCCCTAGCCGAGCGCGACGGCGACCATTGGAGCGCGGGCCGGATCAAGCAGACCATTGAGACGCTAACCAAGGCGCCGGAGTTGAACCCGCACGTTAAGCGGGCGCGGAAGCTGTTCCTGCCACAGAAGGAGATGGGCGCATGAGCGAGCAGTTTATCCCCGGCTGGCCATGGCTGGACCGGCCAAGCGTTCCGCGTGTGGTGGTGGTGCAACTGGCGCGGGAGGTGTGGCCGGGTATTGTCGCCCGTGACCGCGACAGCCCAGCAGATGCAGCGCGGGAGGCATTTGAATACGCCGAAGCATTTGTGAAACGGGCTATGAAGGAGAAAGACAATGCAAATTCGTGAAGGCGCGTATTACCGGACGCGTGGCGATGGCAAAAACCCTGGGGCAGTTTTTGGTCCGATGCAATTTTCTTCTGGCTCCCAATGTTGGCGCGTTCCCGGTTGGTCTTGGACTGTAACCGGGCAGCGTTATTCTAACCATGAAGATGAGATGGACCTAATCACCGAAGTCTATGTCATCCCGCGCGGCGCTGGGAGAAAAGGAATGAGCGACATCGTGGAACGGCTGCGGAACACGCCAAACTGGATGCGTGAAGAATTCGGATCGTGGAAATCCGTAATGCGGAGCTACGACCGCGACGGCAACGGCCGCGTGATTGGGCCGCTGATGTTCACGGGTGACGGCGAGTTTCTGCATCTCGTGGCGGAGGTTTACGTCAGCGACACGCCGCCATCGGATGATGTGATGCTGAACCTATCCGAAATTGCCAGAACCAAATCCAAAGCTATGGGGGAAGGTAATTTTGGGATAAATGAAAATCCGCCTTGCGGAATCAGGTTACGTTGGCTTGTGGAGGTGGTAGATAGACCGCACGACACGCCGCCTGCCGCGAAGGAAACCGAAGCCGAACTGCGCGAAATGATGCGCGACCCGCGCTATTGGCGCGCGCGTGAACCGGAATTCGTCAAGCGTGTGACAGATGGTTTCCGTGCCCTGGTAGGGGGCGACGCGCCGCCTGCCGATGCACCCGCGCCGGAAGCCAAAACCCTGCGCGATGAATTTGCGATGGCTGCGCTGATCGGGTTGACCGCAGCAGGCGGTGATCTAGCTGATTGTGGCCGCGATGAAATAGCTGCGGAAGCGTGGCGACAAGCCGATGCAATGATAAAGGCGCGGAAGAAATGAGCGACGAACAACTGGCGCGCGCGGAAATGTTGCGCGCCGCCATTGAAGGCGACAGGCCAAAGCCGCGGCTCGAAACGCGCGTGGAATGGTTGGAGGCTGACGGATCGGCGCAGCGCACATTTATTCTGCGGCTGGAGCGGGAGTTGCGTTGGAATCGCTTGGCGCTTTGTGGGCTTGCCGCTTACTTTACTGCTCTGGCGTTGGCGAGGCTGATATGAGCATCACCACGGAAGATGCCATCCGCATGGCGGGCGGATGCGACATCGACAAATTCCCCATCCGTGCCGCCGCCATCCGATCCCTCGCCGCCGAGCGTGATGCGTTGCGGGCCGAGAGCGAAAAGCTACGAACGGCGCTGCGCGGAGTGCTGGCATATTACAACGCGCCAACACCAACCGAAGCAAAACTTAAAAAGGCGGTATTAGCCACACCAATCGAGCAAGCCTACGCGGCGCTGGGAGAAAAGGAATGAGCGAAGACCATATCGGCGTTCAAATAA